GGTCGTGCCGTCACATAACAACGGGGTTCGAACGGCAGGTCTTCTGGTTTAATAAGTGGTTCGATGTTCAAATAGAAATCATCAAGAGTTCCTGCTTTTCTCATATCGTCAAACCTTTTCATAATTTGTCTGTCGAAGAAATATGAATTTGGTTCGGCAGTTATTTCAGGATATACGGCATTCCATGCGTGTGTGAAGTCAGCAATAACACCATCAATATCCAAACCAATTGCTGGCATATTAAGGAATCTCTTTGGTCTGTCATCACCTTGTGGAAACGTGTAATAAAATGCGTTCAGGAAATGCACATTACACGCAGCATGCGCAATATGTAGTCTTCCAGATTCTGGGTCACGGTCTTCACCTGCTTCAATTGCTGCTATGTGTCTTTTAAGACTTGCTATTACACTTGTCCAACTTAAACCGTTTTCCCAATTTCTTGACCGATATTTATTTGCTCCATCGGTAAGTACTTCTACCATATCACGGTGTGCTCTGGGTTCAACTAAATCATATCTGAGTTTCCCTTGATTGAATCTCAATCCTTTTCCTCTTCCTGTTTGAAATTCTTCGGAGTCTTTATTAAAATTATCCATAAATTTTATATTTAGTTATATATTTATTAATTCTACTTCTTTTATTTAAACAGCACATTCTTATTTCGGAAACATTACATTTTAGAAATTCAGCACATTGATTTGCCGAATCAAATGTACGAATATGTTTATTATTTAAATCAAATAACTCGATTTTTTTTATTGCTTTATTCTTAGCATAATTGATGTCACTATTTGATAAATTGTCATCAGAAAATAATATAATGTTGTTTTTATAAAATAATTGTCTTTTATTTAGTGTGATTGATATATGTGATTTAGAACCACCATTTTTTAAAATAAATTCTTTTTCACCATCATATTCTTCAATAAATTTACCATTAATATCATAAATTTTAAATGGTTTTGAAATTCCTCTCTCGTTAGTTGTTAAGCCATTTAATTTCATTGCCCTTTCTTTTTTTCTTATGCTTTTTTCATTATTATGATTATCTGACATATTGTATCCAAATTGATACGAGGAAACATTTGCGATATTATATCCATATTCTCTTTTATTTGATGAATATATTTTTATAAATTCACCCTCATATTTCTCACATTCTTCTAACGAACAAATAAATAATATTTCAAAACTAAAATTTTCCTCTTTATAATAATTCCATGCATTTTGTAGATGTTCATTGTAGTGACCATTTTTTCTTAAAAGACATAGATGTTTATTTTTCCTTACACTAAACGAATTTTTTGTACTACCAATATATATTTTCTTATTAGTTTGATTTCGAATACAATAAATGCCAGTTTTATTTGCATTTTCGTAATAATTTATTAATCTCATTCTTTTTATTTTCATATAAATACTTCAACAATCATTAATAAATTTAAATGCATCCAATTTCTATAAAAATATTTTTAATTATTTCTTTTTCCAGACCCAGATTGGCTCTCCATATACACCAATCGTGCTTGACGATTTACTCATAGGTCTCTTGGGCATTTTCAATCCAATAGCACCCTTGTATTTAAATTTACCTGTGCTGGCAATATAATCATTCATGCCGTCACAGATTTGAAACAATTTCTTTCTTGTATAGATGTCGCTGATATTAATGACAAGATGTCCACCAGATTTAAGATTCTCGGTTCTGAGTTCAATTGCTTTAAACAGGAAATTCTGCATCCAATTATTGAACTCCTTATATTTTTTGTAGGATTGTTCCTCACTCTGGTCATATTTCTCTTTATCGAAATAGGGTGGAGAAGTAAACACCAAATCGAATTTATCTGTTGTATAAACATCATTTCTTTCAGCACCCCAAGGAAATATTGAAAATTTCATTGGTGTTCCGATTTTCTGGTATTCGATAATTTGTTTCAAATAACCATCAATTAGACTAAGGTTTGGGTCAAACCCCACGTATTTTTTCACGTATTCACTGGTATGTGCTCCAAGAATTCTGTCACCCCAACCCATACTGAAATCCAATACGGTTTCGGCTTGAAAATAATCGTAGATGTATTTAGCAGCACTCGGTCTGAATTGCGCAGCAATGTACTTTCTAAGGGATATTAGGTTGCGTAAGACCGTTGGGTTAATCTCCATGACCTTGAGACTGAATAACGCCTTAAACAGCGTTAAACGGAATCTTTCGGTTTCCCATGTCTTTTGTGGTGAAGGATATCCAGTTGCATCACATTTCCAACGCTGAACCTGATGAAAATAATCGCTGGCTTTATTACCAGCATTCACGTTTTCGATGTAGTGATGATTGAAATTGTATTTGTAGTCAAATTTACTGCTCCAAGCACCAGTTGTACTTAATTTTCTTGTAGTTTGTTTTTTCAATGCTTCGTAATCTCTGTGCACGTCATCCAAACTGATTTCACGATAAGGTAATTTGATTTTGAATTCCACAATAGCATCACTAATCTGTTGGATTATATGCTCATGCATATATTTAGTACATATCTGTTCCCAATTATATTCATCAACATATAATTCATTATCAACTACGAACTCCTTAAATATATTATCCATCATTCAAATACTTTTACAACAAACATTTCTTCCAGTTCTTTATACGGTGCTTCAAATTTCTGAGTGTCGGTTTGGATGTCATCGTGAATCGAATAGACTTCGAGTTCAGTGAGTTCCATTTGATAATCTTCGATTGTCTGAAGTTTTTCTGATTTAGTTTTTTCACGAATGCTTGTCATATATGTGAAAATCGCACGCAAATACCCGGGCGGTAAATCTGGATGTGACGCTATTCTTAGTGACCCAAGCGGTTTTTCGGTTTCATTTTCCTTGAGCACCCATCTGGCATCTACACGCAATTCAGTCACAAACCCCCTTAGTCTATCCCAATAAGTGTTGTTTAAATCAATATTCATTTAATTCAAAATTACATATAAAATAAATGCAATTGCTGTCAATATCGCAATAACTAATGCCAGACTTCCATTTTTGAAAATGCGCCATCCATGTCCACCCGGACCGAAAACCCCATTGTGATGATGTTCATAGAAAAAATTTTCAATCGAATCTCGAATTGATTCAATCACATGAACTTTAAATGCCCACCTAAATCCACTTTCTTTTTTGGTTTGATGAAAATAGTAGAAAAATTCCAATACACCATTTATTATCCACACAAATGGATATAATATATAATATAATAGTTTTCGCATTACTCCAGATTCAGCAGTTCTTTTGGTATAATACGCTCTGGACAACCATGCAATTCAAGGCAGCGTACAGCGAGTGCAGCAACCTTTCTGACATGAGCCAGTGCTTCCTCGGTATTGAGATTATATACTTCATTCTTGGCAGCAGAAACGTGATATTCGATATAGTTTATCCATTCTGCGGGTGGCTTCTCTTCATCTGGTGTACCATTTGCTGTTCTACGGGTACTCCAACGTAGGTCTTGATAATCCCTTTCGGTATCAAGACGTTTATAAACTTCTGTTCTTTCCATTTTTCTTTCACATTTTAAATCTAATCCGTTTTTTAATGTATGCTCTATTCTAATAACAAACATTTTCTCATCATAATCTGTTTCAAGATATTGAATTATGCTATCAACTGATGTAAAACACGGTCCTTGTTTACCGTCTACTTCTTTTATTTGTTTGAGTTCCCACCCTCTTTTTAAGGTATTTCTAAATCCAATTAAGAAATATTCTTCATTTACTTCTTCCGATTTAAAGGAATATATTGTCAGAATGTTTTCCAAACTACCAAATGAATGGCTGTTTGGTATTAAGTGTACATAATTAATTTGTTCCATTTATTTACGATTTTGTTGACGTGACTTTTTGACGAGAGAATTTCTTCTCCTGCGTTTTTGTTTATATTTAGTACCAAACTGGTTTATCAATACGTTTGTCTGAACTTCTTTATTTTTCACTTGGCGGTCTCTGCCAATAATGTTGGTAACGGTGCTTGTTCCGACAGTTTTAGTTGGATGGCTGAGTGGATTGAATTTCTCTTTACTTCTTTTGAGTTCGGTAATTAATAATTCCTTTTCTTCTTCATCGGTCAATTCTCTGGTCTCAACAACACCTGTTTCTGGATTTAGAATTTTAAATAGTTCAATTTTTTCACCTTCATCATTTACCTCTTCACCTTTAACTGATTGAATATTAAATAGTTCAATTTTTTCACCTTCATCATTTACCTCTTCACCTTTAACTGATTGAATATAAAATGTTGGAGAAACTTTGAGGTAATTCTTTTTATCAAGGTCATCGGGAGTTACTTCTTCAACGCCTTCCATTATTTTTTCTTCGGCTTCGAGTTCTGTTGGGTCAACAGGGAGAACAGGAAGAGTGGCTAATTTTGGTGATTGTAGTTCTTCGGGATTCAATTTATCATTCTCTTGCATTTATGTTATGATTAAAATAAAATTATTTTCTGTAAAACTAATCAATCTCTGGGACAAATGCAAGAAAAAATAAAAAAGGGGAATGTTGCCACCCCCCTTTTCTTTTACTCGGTTTCCTCGGTTTCAACCTCTACCATTATCTTATATCCTTCCAGTATTCTATCAATTGTTCTTTGATAGGCGTGGAGAGGATGACCTTCTTCGGGATAATGATTTTCAATTTGAGAAAAACTTTTGCCTCTGGCTATACCATAGGCTGCGTACATCGCACGTAAATCTTCTCGATTTGCTGCGTGCTTATAAGTGGCATCACTTGGTGACATTTTTCTGTCGCCAACCAATTTTTCGGTTCTTCTTTGATTTTTGTAGAATTTCTGTAATTCAACTTTGGCTTTGATGTCGGTTTTCATTTTAGCGACATCTATTTTTTCTATTGTTTCCATAATAATGTTTATTAAAATTATTGTTTTTATTTATTATTGCATATTGCAATATGCGATACGCACTTTGTGAAACTTGATATCACATCCCGTGATGTCAAATTCTCGATTCGCAATTCGCAAATCACGAATCTGGTGAGTACCACACTATTATGGGGGTCGGATTTGAATCTACTTGTCTTTCATGTCTTAAAATTTAAGTGCGACTTTAATATTAAAGTGCGGGTTTAATTTATTGGTATTGGTGATTCATTTTCTTGTCGATATACTGGAACTATTCTACCAGCAACATTATAATCTTCAGATTTATATGGTGACTGACGATATGCATCTTCTGCACGTTCTTTTGTTCGGTACAGTTTGGTGCTAAAACGTTCCCATCTTTCAATATTACCTTTTCTGCTGGGGTATAGGTGTTTCGATTCGACTATGAAGCCAATTGGTTTTAATTCTTTCATGATAATGCCAGATTTAATTTGGATGTTATTTTTATTAACTCTGGAGTACCATAATAGCAAATACTGGTCAACTGGTTGCAGATGTCGGGTTCGTGAAAAGCCACAACAGTTGCACCATTGTCCTGTAATTTGTAAAATAATCTCTGGAGTTTTTCTTCGTTGTCCACTGAAAGTGATACAACATATTCGGATTTTTCAATCCATTCCCGATGAAGTTCGGGATAATGATAGGCAAACCTGCTACTACTATGTATTGTTTGCGCTAATTGATAACCTGCATCGAGGTCTTTTCTGGTAACTGTTACTAATTTTACCTATTTCATGACTTTGTTTTTAATTAATAATTGTTTGTCTTAAAATTATAAATACTTATCTTTTTATATTATACGACAAAGTTATAAAAATGTTACAAATAAACAAGACTTTTTTCAAATTATTTAAAATGCATTAACGAATTTTTGTAAACAATCCTTACAAATACACATAACGTCTTTACATAAACAATTGATTGATGCGCATACTTTTTCTTCATCACAAAAATCGCATTCTTTGGGGTCGTGGTCTATCATGAACAATCCTCTGTCCATTACATCTACATTAACTACTTCTCTTTTTGCCATTTTAATAAATTTTGAGGGCGTAACGGGGTTCGAACCCGT